TACGGTCAACTTAGCTAAAAGTACCAGGATTGTTTTGAAGGGTATTCGTTGACCAACATTCGTTTTTATGAGATACTGGGCGCATTGCAAACAAAGGAGTATCGCATGATTACAGTATCCCCCACCCCTGCACATTATACTACTTCCCTGCGTCTTAATATGTTGGAATCCCGCACGCACCTCGCTGCGCTCGCTCGGGAGATGGTCGCTAATCAAGTCGAAGCGTATATTGAGATGGCATCTGAATTCCCCGAGGAATACACATCATACACGCAGGTGAAAGATCTGCTGGAGGAGGGCGCGAAGGATTCGACGATGGAAATCGTTGATGATTTGGCTGCGCAATTTCGCGATATGCTCGCAGAAGCAATTGCTGCGACGAAGGTCACTGTCACTGCGGCGAAGTTCGACGTGAATGGTGTGGTTGATGCTGACGTAACTGTTGAATAAAAGGAGCTAACATGGTTGAAATTAAGAACTACATTCGTCCCACTCAGATTGTCCGCAGCGTAATGCGTGCGCACGGCAAGCCAACGTATATGATTTACACAAACAAGTACGATACATGCCGTACTGTGAAGTGCTACGTTCGTGACTCCGGCACTGAATTGATTGGAGACATCCGTACCGCCCTAGTAAAGGCTGGCGTTTCCTCATTCAAAATCAGCCGTCGCAGTAACGATTTCGGCTACCGCGGGGGTTTCGGCATCGATTCTCTGATCGTTCGTATACCATTTAGCGAACAAGCTGAATAACCTTACGTTTTGGTCAAGTATTTGTTGACCAAAATCCGAATCTGAGGGATACTGGGCGCATGTTAAGGAGAAAACGATGAAGACATTACAACCGTCCGAGCGTTATTTCGACGAAGCGCTCGGTGTATTCGTCAATGTGTACGAGGAAAAGAAGGTCAAACGCCGTGCGTGGATGCGTGGCGAAGCGTTTCTGTCGCAGAAAATGCGGATTGGAGACGAGAATGATCGTATGTTTGCAAGATTCACACGTAAAAACGGGAAGTATTAATATGTCAACACGCAGTTTTATTGGGTTTGTCACGGAGAATGGTGAGTTTACTGGCAATTATTGTCACTATGACGGCTACCCCGAGCATGTTGGCAAGATTCTCGTCGAGCATCACAACAGTTTCTCTGCAGCAGAAGCGATTGCTGCAGGTCCTCAGATCCGTAATTTCGACCATGACGGCACAATCTGCCGGTTTGGCGACGGTGATACCGGTGCAGAGACATACCGCTACGTGCAAGAAGCACTGGATAGTGGATATGATTACGCATACATCTTCTCTGATGCGGATAATTGCTGGAAGTGCTTCAGCAAACCTCGCTCGACAATCTACGGCTACGTGGAAGAGCAACCAATCCCCGGCAACACACCTTGGGAATAAGGAGAAAAACGAATGGCTAAGCTGTTGATCATCACTCAAGTGTACGAAAACTACGGTGCGCACGACTGGGACGGCCGTGGGGAGTGCCCTCAGTACTGGAAAGCTAAGGGTGGTTGCGATTACGTCGTCAAGAATGTCGACGTCAACCGCGTGGACGAGGCGGTCAAGAGCGTGTGGAATCAAGTAGAGTGCGCAAATGAGCACTACCGCGAGACAATTATCGCTTCTTCCGTCGTCGCTGACGATTATCTGACGGAGTTTGAGCAGAGCCAGCTGGAGTATGAGGGAGTGATTCGCTTCCCTGCGAAAGAGTTGACCGTTTAAAACCTTACAGTTTGGTCAGGTATTGGTTGACCAACAGTCCAAAATCAAAGATAATAGACGCACAACAGGAGAAAACAACATGGATATCATCGACATCACTGTGATCGTGCTAGCAATCATCTGTCTTCCAATCATCTTAAGGGGTTAAATCATGAATATGTCATACTGTATGTTTGAGAATACTTCTCAGGACCTCAATCAATGCGTTGCTGCGATGGAGGAGGCGGAGAGCATGGACGACCTCGATCTCAATCAATATGAGAAGCAGGCATTCTACACGATGTGGAATCTGTGCCGTCAGTTCTTGGCTGAGCACGAGCGTCTGTTGAATAAGGAGAATGCATAATGTTTACAGATGCAAAGTGGGCAGCGTTCGATCAATACCGCACGCAGTACAAATTGATCTCCAGCTGGAGCATCTATGAGATAGACAACATCGATGCGATGTCTGGCATCACTGCTGAGCGTCTAGTATACAAGAACCACTGGGGAAGCACACCAGCGATCATCGAGCTCGGCAAAGGCGAGAAGACGTGGGGCGAGCTGTGGCACGCTGCAGACAAGGCGATCCGTCAGTCTGGCGACGAACATCACATCTTCATTGAGTCCCTCGCAGTGAACTTTGATGGCGATCTAGAATTGGACACTGGAAGTTGACACTTTAGTAACCCGTTGTCCAAAGACCAAATCGAAGAGATAATGGGGTCATGTCAAACAAAGGAGCAATCATGACTGAATTCGAAAAGCAATGCTACGGCTGCAGCGAAGCCGACATCCGTGACGAGTACATGAACAGCATCACTGCTAAGTGCTGCGGTCTGGAGATGGTTGTGATGAGCCTGCTGTCTGATGCACAAGAGCTGCTGACGTTTGACTCCCCCCGCGCGAAAGATCAATCGCGTCAGAATATGAACATCGCTAAGTTTATTCTCTCGCAGATGTTGGAAGCTAGAGAGGCTAAGGAGGCCGCATGAATGTGAATGCGCATAATGAATACCTGGATCGTAAGCTAGCGCACTATAATAAGTGGCTGCTAGATCCTAAGCGCGAGTTTGGTGTACCTTATCCGGGGTTTCCGGAAGATAAAGTGAAAGGAAAGAAAGTGAATTCTCCCGTCGTAGAATCTATGGTAAAGACGTTGGCTAAGGCCCCTGCTAAGGCTGCGAAGCCTGCTGCGAAGAAGGCTAAGCGTGTTGGTGCTTCCCCTACCAAGGGTGATCTCGCACTAGCAATCTACAAGCGTCTCAACGGAGACAAGACGTCCGTGATCTCTGAGCTGCAGTCCGGCCTAGGCATGTCTGCTGCTGGTGCGACCACGTACTTCTACAATGCGAAGAAGGCTGCTGCTGCAGAGTAAGCGGCCCTGCGCTCCCCACTGCCCCCATCCGTTTTTCATGGCGCATGGGGGCAACTTTTTGGAATTTCGCTACAGCGGCAGGTATTATAAGGTATCCCGGCAAGTTTCGGAATGTCCAGAAATCGCAAAAAAGGTCCCACCCCGTGGATCTTGAAAATTTTTTTGCGGAAAAAATCGCTAAAAAAGGACGCGCTATAAAAATGGGCTATTTTTGCCGTGTTGCGTGATGTTGTGTTTGCCGTTATAATGGAAGCACGCAGAAAAGAAAGGAGTGCTTGAAATGAGAGTTGATCCCCGCAATGTTGGTCCCCTCTACAAAGTAACGTGTACTGAGTATGAGCGTGGATATGGGCAGCGCCCTATGGGTGAGGTTTACTTCACTACGGAAGTGGAAGCAAAGCTGTATTGTGAACAATATGCTTCTGGCGATAGCGAATGCTATTACAGAGCTGAATATAGGAGAGTGTTATGAGTAGACTGAGTGTTTTGTTATTTGCGCTTGCTGTTGCTGTTGGTATTTCGGCACTGTTAAGCATTCCCGTCTTTTTACTATGGAATGGCTGCCTCGTTGGCGCTGTTGCTGGAGTAAATGAGATTACATGGCTGCAAGGATGGGGGTTGACATTATTGTGCGGGTTACTATTCAAGCCTTCTGGTGTCGAGCTGAGCAAGTAATGTTGACTATGTTCGGTGTTTGATGTATTGTCACTGTGTGGAGGAAAAAAATGGATGAAGTAGCGTTCCTGAAGTATGTGCTGAAGTATCTGGATTCGTTTCAGAACCGTGCATTGATTAGCAAGGTGATTGAGAAGCGGATTGAGGAGCTGAGCAATGTCTAATGAGATTTACATTGGGTTAGCGGATCTTGAACGGATTGTTGAATTCACTAAAGCAATGGGCGTCAATAATGTTGATATCAAAGCAGATAGCTCTAGCGGTATTGGAACATACATCACTGCTAGTGTAATGACTAAGATCAATGATTATGACGGAGAATTCACTGTTGCTATTACGGATGTAGGACAATGGTAGTCAAATCTGCAAATGGCGTGACTGGAATGATTATCCGCACTAGCTGGACAGAGTATGTGTTCCGCGTAGTAAATGATGATGATTCGTATACGGATTATGATATCCTACACAGCGATCTGATTGTGACGATCGATGACCCTGATGCATACTTCTACACAAATGAGCACAGATCCGTTCTTGACCATAGTCCAGAAACATACGGGAAATGATATGAACAAACAAATCAACGAACTTGTTGGCAAAACGCTAGACAGCGAATTTAGATATACATGGTCTACTATGGATCGCGACGATCTGCAACGTTTTTCTGAAAAGTTTAGCGAACTTGTGATTAAGCAATGCGCTGAACATATTCTGAACACTTCCGATCGTTATAGAAAAGAGTACTTTGCTGGTAAGGTACTGGAGTTGCTGGAATGAAGAACTACCTTGTGACGAAATTAGTGGGTGGGCAAATCGTGTACTGCAAGAGGCGTGGCAATTCACAAGATGAGGTTCATACTGCCGAGCTGAACAAAGGCGTGATCGTACTAGACGTGATTGAGATATGATTGACCGTGCATACGAGCTTGCAGAGGAAGCTGGAGCATACTGCGAGTCATTAAGAGGGGGCGATTATAAGCCTCCTATCCTTGATCAGATGAACCTGGAGGAATACACTAGGTTGATCGTTCTCGAATGTTCTCGTATGATCGAGACAAGAGATCCACGAACCGAGCCTGCCGCTTACATCTATCTTATAAAAGCATTTGGATTCGAATATGATTAATCAGCAATTTCAGCTACTTGCTGAACAAGCATTAAATGATGTATCATCTAGCAGAACTTTGCAAGATGGCCAGATCGAGCGCGCGTGGCATCCGGATCGCTTTAACCAAGCATACGGAGAAGCAATAGTTCGTAGGTGCGCATTGATTGCTGGACTGATGGAGCACGAAGGACGAAAGATGATCGGTGCGCATATACTGGATGCTTTTGAGGTTGCTGATCAATCGGCAGAACAATGGAAAACCGATGTAAAAAAAATCGGTGGCGTCGATCTGTAATTTGCTGTAGGAGTATAAAAAATGGTAGAACTGCGTTGGCTGATACGAGCTGGATGGGATGGCCCCGAGAAGGTATTGCAGGCTCGGTATAAACGAGATGTAACGGTATGGGCAGGAACACCGACGCAAGAACAAATCCGTGCGATGGCAAATTATCAGTGGACTGAATGGATCGATGTACCTGAAGTGAGTAATGTATGAAGAGAACAGGCTACTTCTATTCTGTAGAAGATAATAACGACGATCATTTCGAAGATGCATATGAGCTATGGGCATACGATTGGAATATCCGTCGCTACGATTTGGATGATGACCTTGACATTCAACATCTGGCGGAAGCGTGTGCTGATGATTTTGTCAGCAACCACGATGGCTGGGAGTGCTCAAGTTGGTTAAATGGTAACCACGAGAAGCTATTCTATATCTGGAAAGATAGTACAACAAAGATTGCGGTTCGCATATACGCTGAACCGACGGTACACTTTAATGCAAGGATTGATTAGAATGACCGAACGTGAACACATTGGTTATATCGAGCGCGAAGAAGGTTATTACAAACTGTACACGCCTCCTAAAGATTCAATCGTGACACATGCATTTATATTGTGCAAGTATTGCAACGGTGCCATCTATCATTGTATGGGTCCAAAATATGATGCAGTATGTTTAACTTGTTATGAAAAAGACCCGGAGTTGAGATGAACATGATTGATGTGATTGCCGAATTGCGTGGTGGTTATCCAGAAAAATGTGATTTCTGTGATAAGCCTTATAATAAAGAAAGATACCCTGTACCCGAAGAAGCAGGTGAGTGGGCTTGCACTGAATGTTGGGAACGATGGGAAAAAGAACAAAATGATTGACTACCATGAAGCCATAAAAGAAATGCACAAAGGTAATGTAGTCAAATACATTGGCACCGTTAACGGTAATGTATGGACCGATAAGGGTTGGTCATTCTGTATGTGCCGAGGCACTATATTTGCATATCGTGATGGTAATGCCGAATATAAAAGTGAAGGGCGCATGGTCTATGATCCTGACTTCCGTTATGAACTAACTGGTGAAACCGTGGATCCAAGATATTGGCCGGGACCAAAAAAATTACCAAAACCACCAAAAGTATTGGATAAAGAAACCGTGGTTAAGTTAGGTTACAGTCGTATAGGAAGGAACAATATATGAACGAACGAATTCGACAACTTGCTGATGAAGTGGCTAACCTAATGCCTGCAGGTGTATACACTATAGAATACGAAAGCGGCAAGAGTGGTGTTGAGTTCACCGAAGATGCATTGGAAAAGTTCGCCGAGTTGATTATCAAAGAGTGTATGGGTTGCTGTGGTCAAGTTGCTGAGGATGCACATAAGCAAAAGAGCAGTTCCTTCCTAACTCAAGACGGTAAGCAGTTGTATAATGGTGTTTGGGGTGGAGCTATGAATTGTGGCTCTGCTATTGCGAATCATTTTGGAGTTAAATGATGATTGAATGGATTACACATTTTAAGTTTCTTGGATTTACAGTACAAACCTGTGATTATGGTGGACGCTATATTTGGTGGAAACTTGGTAACTTTAATATCGGGTACAGCAAGGATCCTGACTTCAGCAAGATGGAACAAGAATGAACGAACGAATTAAACAACTTGCTGAACAGGCTGGATTCTTAAACAAAGATGAAGAATCTATTGGATATTTCGCCGAGTTGATTGTTCGGGAATGTGCTCAAGTATTAGAAACAAACGGTGACAATCAACGCACAATCAGGATGACAGAATCAACAGGCCACGACAAGACCACTGATTGGATGGAAGGCTATGAAGAAGCAGTCAAACAATATGGTGGGTTCCTACTAAAGAAAAATGCCAAGCAGATTAAGAAACATTTTGGAGTTGAAGAATGAAAGATGAAATCAGAGAGATGTATAGGGAAGGATTCCACATTGAGGTAATCTCAATGGTATTGAATGTTTCTCTGAGTACAGTGTTGGAAGCGATATGGGGTAAACCATGAATGAAAATATCAAAAGGTGTTGGGACACTGCTGCGAAGCTAGAGGCTGATCCCTCATGGGAAGGGCAGACGAGGTTTATGGAAAAGTTTGCTGAGCTAATTGTCTTGGATTGCTATGTTGCTTTGTTTCCTGCATTGCGTGATATGATTAGCCGCGGTCAAGCATATGACATGATCAAACAACATTTTGGGGTCGATAACAATAATGCTATCTCTGCTAAAGAAACCAATAATTGAGGAAGCCAGCGCACCTCAACCTCTGACTGAGGACTTGCAAGCAATGCTGACATATATGATTCGCTATGGCCGGCCAAGACTCAGTTATATTGATGGTGGGTGGTACTGTAAAGTTGAAATGAATACTAACACCGCTGGAACGCAATTCGACGTTGCATCCGATTTTGGTTGTCAGACGCCAGTGTTGGCGGCCAAAGAGTGCCATCAACGAATCATTAATGCGCTAAAGACGTTAGGAGCGTAATATGAGATATTCATGCCTGTTTGCATTTGGAGTTGGATCCGGTAAAATACTTCACTTCACGGATGTTCCTAGTATTGGAGATATCAAGGATGGGTTCTGGATCGACGAGTCAAGAGAGTTTACAAAAAGTAGTGGCAGCAAGTACTGGATACCACCATCAGCAATAATGCACGTGGAGAAAATATCCGATGAAGAATGATAAAATCAAACAACTAGCTGCACAGCACGGATTGTACGATGGTTGGTTTTGCGGCCAGGACAACATTGAGCGGTTTGCTATAGATCTGATTAAGCAATGTGCTGCAACAGCACGTGCTACTCCTTGTCCTTACGATAATGATGAGATGCTACAACGTCTTGGTCATACGTGGGATATGGCATGCATTGAGGCTGGTCGAGAAATTGTAACACGGTTTGGAGTAAAATGATGATGGATAGCAATAAGGTAGCGGTGCTGTATAATGAAGCAAGAGTCGCTGCCGGCAAAAAACACGGGTTTGGTGCAACCAACTTACAAGTCGCAGAAGAGTTGGTAGAGATTGTCACCAACGCTTGCTCTGAAGAATTGCTTTCATGGAAGCATGAGCCATTCCCGTACGATCCTGGATTTGGTGCGACGTTGGTCAAAAAACTGTTTCGTGTACAATGAGTAAAACAATGAATAATTATGTCAGCACCTCACAGCTTTACTCGCACACTGCATGCTAAGGGTATGTTCGTTTATTGTAATCGTTGTGGGTTAATTAGATTGGGAAACAAGGCTACGCAAAAAGCAATTGCTAAGCCTTGTGGCGGTCTTAGAGATCTCGACGATGAAGAATATTTGAAAGCTAAGGGCAGAAAATGATTGATGGTAAGTTACTTGATCAAGCAGTAGTTAATGTTGCTAGACAAAAATTCTATTCACAGCTACGAGAGGCTATGGTGTTTGCAAACGTGGAGTTGTCTTTTGTGTTCTCTGAATATTTGAAGTTAGTCGATGACAATAAACAAGACGATGATGATAAACAAGATTGGTATTAATTATGACAGTTGAAAGATGCATAGAATGTGGTGCGATTGCGACGTGGGTAAGACATACTCAGTTTGCTGGCAACCATCCTTACTGTGATAAGCATGCCCGCCTTGAGCCAGACTTTAACGAGTCTGATTCATATGCGTTTTGGGCAGCTGCTGAAGAACAACATTCCGATAAGGGGTATGAGCTAGGCACCCAAGAAGGGTATGAAGAATTCGAAAGGAAGCGCAATGAGTCTTGATGTTGATTTAATGGTCACCCAACCAACATCTGTTTATAGTGCTAACATCACACACAACCTCGGTAAGATGGCAGGAGCAGTAAACCTGTCTAACGGAATGACGTTGTATCAAGTGTTGTGGCGTCCCGACGAACAACAAGGATTAAAGTTTGCAAAAGATATTGCCGAATTGTTGGATGAAGGCTGGAATACGCTTCTTGCTGACCCTGAACACTTCAAACAATTCGATCCAGAAAATGGCTGGGGCAGTTATGAGGGTCTGTGCAACTTTGTTTACAAATATCGTAATGCATGCTGGGATAATCCAGAAGCTGAATTGAGTGTGTCGAGATGAGTAAAAGTAGAAAACTTGAAATTGATTTTGAAACTGCCGACAAGATCACAGTACTGAACTTGCAAGATTACCGTAGATATTTAAAACGAGAGCTACGAGATTACCATCGTGGCGAATATCTTCATCCCGATGATGTCATTATTAATATGTCGGTGATTCAAGCAATTGGCATTGTACTTAAACAATATGGAGTGGACTGATGAATAAGCATATAGAGTTGTTGGCCAGTAAGGCTGGATTTATCTTTTGGGGTGACGAAGAATGGAAGCCTGAAGGCGCTGTAATTGATTGGGCATGTAACTATGATCAGGAGTTTCAAAACTTCTATAAAAGCCTAGTAATAGAGTGTGCTCATTTAGCAGCGTTGTATAGCAGCAAAGGATACGATCACGATATGATTCGTGAGAAGATTTGCAAGTTTTATAAAGTGGAGTTACCGAATGAACAAGATGATTGATAGATTTGCATATGCGTCGGGTCTTTACTGTGACGGAACGCCAGATAGTTTTGATGATGAGGCGATTACAAAACACACACAATATGTAATTGCTCATATCATTGAAAGAATGAATGAAGTGTCTGATCGGTATCCAGACCAAAGTACTGCAAGAATGGCGTTGTCGCAATGCATCGATATTATCTTGGAAGACTTTGGAATCAACCCCAGCGAGAGCATTGCTTGTCCGGTCAAAATGTAGCACTTTTTTGACAGTTGCGTTCTTGGTTGGACTGTGTATAATTGACCGTATTGCAAACAACGGAGAATTTTTATGATGCCTGCTGGTGAATATTATGTCGGCGATTTGTGCTATGTAATGACCGACGAGGAATGGGATAAGTTTTGCAGCATTACGATTAAGGGCAATCAGTGTCTGGATGGCGAGTTTGAAATGCCCGATGGACGCAAGTTTGCCACATATGGCACTGCATGGGGCGATGGTTGCTACAGGGACCAATTCGGTAATGAATACTCTGTCGATGCTGGTCTGATTGGTTGTATTCGTGTTGAAGATATCCGTGCAGAGAAATACGACAATATTGAAAGTCTTGGTACAATCCACAAGTTCGAATCCGATTTCGTTACTGGCGGTGGCCGCGGTAACCGTGACTGGGAAGGCACTATTCAGTTTGGTCGCGTTGCGATTGAAACCGACCCATCTGGCGATTGGTACGACGAATGAGTACCGGGTGGCGTAAGCGACAGATCTCCGACCTGATTGAATGTCAGCGGATGTTGGAGATGCTGTTTCCAAAACAACCGGAACTTATCGATGGTTGGTGGCGTAGTCCAAATAAAGCGTTTGATATGAAACCACCGCGTGAAGTATTCAACACAGGGGGCGGCGATCGTGTGTCCGCTTACCTGCGGTCCCACCTCGGTGGGGAATATTCTTGACACTTTATTCCTGTTGTTGGTCTACCTTAATCATGTATAATTGACTTTATCAACAACAGGAGCTTTTACATGGAAAATCCAATCCCTCATAGTAGTCTGTTCGCCACACCGGCAGATTTAATGGAACTCGATCTCATGATTAGATCGCTGTCTTTGGATTCCGAACGTGCGCTGGCATATAGGATTTCAATGATGACAATGAACTTATGTTATGAAATGATTGAAGCAGAAAAAGCAAAGGAAGTTGAACATGCCTAATTGGTGTCAAAATAGTGTTACCTTTACACACGCAGATCCAAAAGAAATCCAACGGATGAAGGACGCGTTCCTTGCCGATAATCTCTTGCACGAGTTTGTTCCACTACCAGCAGAGCTCAAGGACACTGTCAGCGGATCGTACGGTGATTCGGTCGAGCAAGCTGAGCTGCAAGCTCGGATCGACGCAAACCTAGAGAAGTATGGCTATGCCACATGGTATGAATTCTGTACCAATGAGTGGGGCACCAAGTGGGATGTGTCTGGATACGATGATGGTATTGTTGCACTTACCGAGAATTCAATTACGCTGCTATTCGATACTGCATGGAGTCCTCCAATCGCTTGGTATGAGCGCTTGCTCGAGCAGGGGTGGGGTGTTTCTGGATACTACAATGAAGAAGGTATGGCGTACTGTGGCCGATACGAAGATGGTATTGACGACTACTACGAGTACAGCGACCTGTCGGCTGAAGAAGTAGCAGACCAACTGCCTAGCGATATCGACGAATGCTTTAGCATTTCAGAACGCAAAGCTGAATGGGAAGCTGAACAAGAATGTGAGGATGAGTAAATGGGCACGTGGGTATTGGTTGTAATGCAGTTGGTTTCGTTTGGTGAGATAAAGACGACTACAATGTCGAAGTTTGCTTCGCCAGGCGAATGCTTAGTTACAGCGGCATATGCCCAACGCGTTGCATTAGAAAAACAATATGACATGCTTTTTGTTTGTACAAAGGACACATAATGGGATTTAAAAGCCGAAACCAAATGCTGATGGAACAGCATTATGAGAACGAATCAATCGTCGAAGAAATGAAGACGGTGTTGTATGAGTTGATACTGGAAAGCGAAATGGATATCGATGATGTTCGTGCAACTTTTTATGACACATACGATGGATACGATCAGTCGCTGCTCGAAACAGTGTGGGAAGAAGTACTACATACCATGTCGGAATTAAACTGATACTATATTAACAACCTTAGGAATATAACATGGAAAAGATTTACAAATACCCCCTCGAGATTACTGACCACCAACTAGTCGTGCTTCCGATCGGCGCACGTGTGCTTAGCGTTAAGAATCAAGACGGCGTGCCAACAATTTGGGCAATGCATAGCCAAGATGCCGACACAGTTAACGTCGAGGTAATGTTGGTCGGTACGGGGAATGAGTTCGAGCTTCAAGATTGGCGATTTATTGATACGGTCGTTTGCGACACGTTTGTATGGCATGTCTTCATGCGTGAGTAATCATCCTTTTTGTTGCGCGTCGATGTTTGTGGACGACTTCGGAAATGGTATAATGCCCTACACATTGGGCACAGATACTTTCCGAAGTCGTCTGTTCTTTCATCGATCACTTGAAGGAGCCATTGTATTAGCCACATCATATATGTTGGAGTTTGGTAATGACCGTTTTGAAAACACAAACATCAAGCAAGCCTAGACTGCAAAACGATACGCTCGGCGATCAAGCGCTGATAGATTTGTATCGCGTGTACGAGCGCGATAATTTCGAGACGTTCCGTTTATATGCTGAATGTGTTGTGCAATCTGGGGGCGGCAAGCAGCCAATGAAGGATGCAATCATTGCAGAATTTTATAAACCGCTTGCAACTAAAACAACTATTTTAACAAAGACGCAAAACTTTATTCTTGCTGGAATGGGGCTAGGCGTATGAACAAGGAATGCTGCAACAATGAATGTAATCAAGGTCGCGATTGTCCAAATCGTATCCGTAGTGTGCGCGCTGTACATGATCTTTGGCTCTGGCTCATCCTACTTGCATGGGTTGCCTTTTTTGCAGTAATATAAAATGACTGAAATCCAGAAAGTAAAAATTCAAACTCGGAAGGTAAAGATACTTAAAAAGAAACCATCGATCATTAGCGATGGCTTTTGCATTTCTCCGACAGCGGCAATTGAAATAGACGCATCTTTAATGTCGGACTATGAATATTTTTATGTTCAGCGAGCGATAGCAAAGGGCGCGGTGCGTGTAGTACAATATGAAACTGTTTCTGAAAACGACGAAGTACGAGTCTGAGATAATGCCCCTTGCAAGGGTTGCATTCATAAATGTGTTGACTGATAACGACGCGATCGCTCGTCGTTTATTCATTGTGCGTACACCATTTAAGACGTTCCGAAAATTTATCAACCCATGGTCGTTCCAATCTGATTATGGGTGGTGCACATTTACGTTTGGTTTGATCTATAATGTACAGAAGAAAAAGATCAAGTTTGTAACATCATGGGATCCGATGGAGTGAGTATGGAAAAAGATTATGTAGAACCTACAATGCTAAGACCGAGACTGACCCCTATACTGCTTCATGCTGTAGGGGAAGGGGTAAGGTATGGATACAACCGCGCATTCAAACACAATGATAATCCGACCGAGCAACAAGTCATAGACGCCATCGAAGATGCGGTAATATTGAGCATCCATGAATGGTTTGATGTGGTGTAATATGAATTACACTCCCATGTTCGTTATTTGCAATAAAGGAATTAATATTAACAACGCGCGTTGGCATTCAGCGCGCAACCCTGACGATAATCATGCTTATTGGCAGTATGAAAATGTATGGTTCGTGCGTGTCGCTTTAAGACCACGATTGTGGGAGAAACGCCATACGTCATCCCCATCTCAACACTACACTTCTGTTACAGTTTTAGGAGTTGAGTTCGGTCACGGGTATTATCACCAATCGGAAAAAATATTATGAAATTTGAAACAAAAATGTGTCACTCACAATTGCTTAGTATGTTGTGGATGCCAGAAGAATTTGCTCGTGCTGTAGATTCATATACAGCGACCGCTCCCGACATGCAAGGTGAAGGGTTCAATGGATACATGGAGGTGAAAGCTACTTTCTACGTGAAAGAGCTAAAGGCATTCACCGACTTGTGGCATAAGTCTTACGTTTATCCTAGCGATCGTGCGACTTGGTATCATGTTATTAAAAACGGGATTGACAAATTTAAGGATGAATGATGGAAAACATCGAACAGTATCACATTGTGCTTGATAAGATTGCTCGTGATGGTGCAATGTTACCGCTGACACGAACATTAGCAATTGATCTTCAGACCAAGCAGTATTTGAAGGTCGGGGACTTCTTCAAGTCGTTGTCGAATGAGGATTTGCGAACGTTGGGAGATATTATTGAAGCCGGAGAAGAAGCTGATCATTTTAGTGAGATGCTATTAATGTCTCATATGCTTTCACAGGGTGAAGGATTGGGCGTTAAGTTTGAAAATATTGAAACCGTTACTGCACGACTCAATCAGTTCATTATGCTTGTGACAATTGAAAGTCTCCATCGCAAGAAGTTGGTCAAGGCCTATCATGATAACTTCTCATTCGGAGATGACGCAAAAGATAAAATTGTAGTGGAGAAAATCTAACACTTTTTACTGCTTGTGTACTATCCTGTACTGGAGTATACTGGGGTCATGAAATTCTTCCAAGAAACCACTGAGTGGAGCACTCCTGCCGTTAACCACATTTACTTGTTATCTGACGACAAGTCCAAAATGTATGCCTACGTGCGCGGCGACAACAATCAACTAACTGAATTCAAAAGACCGATCGGCATTGATACGAGGGGTCGTAAATTCAAAGTCGTTGAGAATACCTTCGGGTACAAAATCCCTACAATACAATCTCTGAATCCCAACTGGAAAGTTGAAGGATCGAAGGGAGATGTGTATACTGTAGAATTAGTTAATGGTCGGTATAAGTGTTCGTGTGCTGGATTTAAGTTCCGACATAAATGTTCACATATTGATAAGGTGCCTAAATGAAAGCATTAAAAATAACAGGATGCAGTGACGGCATGCTTTGGTATGCCCAATGTGTGGGCAAGGTCGTTCCTTTTCTCGGCGAAGATATGGATTTCAAAGGTCCGATTTATTGGAGCAGGGATCGAGGAGGTTATAAAAATATCGTCTTCCAGAAAGACGCGGAGGTAATTGATGTGGATGTTGAACGTAATGACTGAAATGTTAAGTCGCGCACTCCCAGTACTGTTTGCGGCAGTACTATTAGCAGGGGCTTATGGCTACCTATCGAATGAAGAATATGAGGATGAGTTTTCAGTTACGTTTACATTCTCGTGCCAGTCTGTATTAAATTTACCTGGCCAGTATCCCAATGAGGTTGTAGAAGAATGTGGTAAGTTGGATGTTGAAAGGAGAAAAAGGTAATGTTTTGGCCAGCCCGAGCCTTAGTTAAGGCACAGTCAGAAAAAGACGAACTAAAAAAAGAAGTCGCTCAGCTTAAAGAAGCTATCGATAGTCACAATCGAACGTGCGAAGAAAACACACGGAAAGATGTACATACATCGACCTTTGCGATCGACTTTGATGTGATGAATGTATTTTCAATTGAACGTGGATTCAGGGACAAATACACCGCATATACAGTTCTTGGTTATTTTACACCCATACCAATTGTTGGAGCAGACAATGTTGTAGTGGGAACCAAGAACGAAGTGCACGAGTGGTCACTTTACTGCTCGCATGAGGAGCATAATAGGATTGTGCAAGAGTTCAATGAGTGGAAGTTAGCCAAGAAGGCGTAATTAAGAAAGGTATTTTATTATGTTGACATTAGTATTCGGTTTGTTTATTTGTTTGGCAATTGCAGCAGCAATCGCTCTTTTACTTGAGCGGCCATTGCTAGGAATGATTACGGGAACTGCCACCTATTTTGTAATCATTCTGTTTAGTTCCTTTACAGTCATCTCTGCTGGACACACAGGCGTTCAAGTTACGTTCGGAGAAGTTAACATGGCTCCTTTGACGGAAGGTGTGCACTTGGTTAATCCGTTGAGCTCTGTTAAAGATGTAGATGTTCGTTTGCAGAAAGCAAAATTGGATGGAGCGTCTGCAGGCACAAAAGATTTACAACAAGTTCATACTGATATTGTTGTAAACTACCGCCTCGATCCTGCTAAGGTTCCGCACGTTTATAAGGAGTTTGGTTTGAACGTGGACGACAAAGTCCTTGGCCCTGGCATCAACGAGGCGTTCAAATCTGTAACAGCCCACTACACCAGCGAAGAGTTGGTGACTAAGCGTGATCAGGTAAGCTCGGAAATCTTAACGCACTTGCAAAATAAAATGTCTCCGTTCAATATCGCTGTGAGTAATGTTAGCTTGGTTAACTTCGGTTTCAGTCAAGCATATCAAGCTGCCATTGAAGCTAAAGTGATCTCTGCTCAACAGACCGCAAAAGCACAACAAGACTTGGAGCGAATTAAAATTGAAGCTGCTAGTCGTATTGCACAAGCTGAAGGTGAAGCTAAAGCTATTGCCATCCAAGCAAGTGCTATTCAAAGCAACGGTGGACAGAACTACGTTCAGTTGCAATGGATTGAGAAGTGGGATGGTAAGCTGCCAAACACTGTACTCAATGGTGGTAGTGGTATGATGTTAAATGTAGGTAAATAAAATGAGTACTGACGTTAAAGGTTTGCTCGACAATATCAAAAACATGCAATATTTTGAAGTGACTATCGAGCTGCACGAGCCGTTGGCATTCAACGGAGGGAAGATCCCTTTTGATATTAATATTGTTGGTGATATGGCGACCTTTAACGTCCTTGCCGAGTCGCACGCTGATGCGGAGCAGAAGGTATGGGAATATATTAACAGCCTAAATAATTAAAAAGGAGAATATATGCAACCAGCACCAACAACTTGGGATGAAACAATTGCTGTAGGAGATACAGTTCGAGCATTCGGTAACGCTACCGGCCGTGTGACTGCTATTACACTCAGAGAAGGAATGACACCGCTTTTGACATATGAGGCACTGCACGATGTGCCTGGGTTGAAAGTTAAGCAAGGACAAGAAGTCCACTGTGACATTGCGCGCTGCCGCAAAGTAGTCTAATTAGTGCCACCACTTTGGTCCAACGAATGGCGTCGTGGACGCTTTAGGCAGGGGCCTCCTACACACTTATAACGCAAAGGTCCTAAGGTAGTGTGTTCTTAACGGGCTATCTCTGTAATTCTCATCCATAGAGCTGTTACGCTGTTTGTAATAGTTATGTTGTCGTCAGCACTATCTCTGCGAACGCCTACCGTGATAGCCTTCGCTGATGTAGTTGAGTTTGTGTATCTGCCTGTCAGAGGAAACAAGGCACCTGTTCTAAAACTTTCATTGCTTTTGGTCATCTGACGAGCGTAGACAATTTCATTGCCATCTACTTTGATGCGAGAAAAATAACTATCTGTACCAGCCCCGCCAGTATCAGATGCCGCTCTGTAGTCTGCTACATGAACATGAATAATTAAATAACTTGAAGCGCTTACTGGGGTATAATTGTAGGAAATGAAATCAGTATCTGATGTGCTTGTAGCGACCGTAGTTGCAGGTACACTGAAATCTGTATTGCTCAGCATAGTGTCTTTGATAACTTGGCCAGCCCTGTAGGCGCCAGGTTGAACAAAACCAGTCACAGCCATATTACCTGTGGTGTCTATGGCCATCTTTACCGCACCACCGGACTCGTTTAAGTTATTGGTAAAACGAAGCAACTGCCCGCTTAAAACACTAAACGTTCCATTGTAGCTATCAATACCAAAGTTATTATTATTAGCATAGTACATTAACAGGCCTGGAGTATCTGTACCGCCATTATCCAGTGTAATATCTCCATTAGCAAAGCCAGCTTTAGCAAACGTGTTACTGCCAAGGTTGCTAGGTCCAACAACTCTTAAACTCGGAAGCGTTCCTAAATTAGACCCGTTAGCATATGCATATTGGTTCGCAGCAATGCCGCCAAGGTATGACGTGTTGTTTGCTGCTAGTTTAGCGACGTTGGCGGATAGACCTGTTGTCGTTTGATAAGAGTTTAGCGAATTGGCATACGCATATTGATCGGCAGCAATACCGCCCAACGTATTAGCATTACCAACAAATGGCACTGTCTGGCGACCGAGATTGTTTGGAAACGATATCCCCACATCATCGACCACCCAATTGACTGTGGTACCAAGTCCTGGTAGACCATTCGATAAACTTATCAATGCGCCACCATTATTAGCACTAATAACAGTGCTGAATGGAGTTCCAGGTGCAGGAGAATTATTAATCCAGCTTATCGAACTAGCATTAGCATATGCATATTGGTTAGCAGCAATACCACCAAGATAAGCTGCATTATTAGAAGTGAATGTGCCTACTAGACCTGATAGTGATCGATTTTCCCATAAGTTATTAGTAGCGTTCCATACTATTGTATGGCCGTTTGCGAGCACGACGTTGTGGTTAATATTAACGTCGTGTATCTCATCTAACTCATACCCGTTTTGAGGCTTGATGTATATCTGGCCTTGTCCTTGATTAGCACGAACTACCACTCCCATGTATACGAGGTGTTGTGGAGCGTATGGTTTTACGTTTGTCATTACTCCTGCGGTCGGAGAAAGGTACAACGTATCGCCTTCTGCATAATCTTTTGTATCTACACCAGTTAGCACACCCTGTGTTTGAACCCAACCTGGATTTCCTGGTGCAATGTCTTGTGAAGCTAAACCAAGAGTTTTAGCTGAGTAAGCATCGCTGGTACTCTTAGCAAGAATAACAGATGGCCGATTGCCTGTCGCTCTATAAAGGTATACAGGCTGCCCTTTGTGGATAGTTACACTATCATCGTTTGTGACATAAGCAAACACTTTGTCCACAGACGTAGATAGAGACGCTGCGACGGAAAGATCGTGCACACCATTAACAGAAGATATCTGAACTGTATTGTCAATCGATGTAACGTCTGTTACAGGCACGTTAGCGCTAATGATGCTGTCGGCAATTGTAATAGTCGCACCGTCAATCTTTACACCACCCTTAGTGGTAGTGGAAGCTGTAGGGAGAATGTAACCGCTGCCTCCCCCGTCAGCCGGATCCTGGGCAGTCCATTTCTTTATTGATTGATCGTACGTTAATATTTGTCCGTCTGCTGCGTTAAGCATAGAAGCATGAGAAACATCATCTAGATCTTTTAACCATATGGCACCGCCACCTGGTCCGGCCATACTGATCTTACTCACCCACCCTTCAAGTAATTTCAACTTCTGTTGGATAGACTGTATATCACGTTCAACTAACGGAGGATCGGGTTGCACAAATACTGATGGAGTGCTGGTGCTACTGACCTTTTCAACGACAGCATCGACAAGAGATTTTGGTTTTGTTGGCTCTACTGTTGCAACAACATCTTCAACCACCTCTGGCACTACAACCTCATTGACTACTACAATAGGTTCTTCTATAATTGGTTGTTGTTCTTCAAGTATTGGCTTATGCTTGGATATTTCGGTAATGATATTAGAGAACCGTTCGAGGATTAGCTCTTCCTCTTTTGTTTTCTTTTTTTCTTCCGCAATCAGTTTATTAATGTCTTTTGTAAGGTCTGCAAATGCGGCCCCAATCGTTTTAGATTGTTTTTTCATTAGCTCGTTCAACTTAGATTGTTCTTGTTGGAGTCGAGCTTCTTCTGTAGCAATTTCAGCAAGTAAAGCGGGGTCTGAAGGCTGTCCAAGAGCAGCATTCATTTTAACCAGTAGTTTTTTTTCTTTAAGATTGATCATGGTTTATATAGTTGCCAAGGTCAAACGGACAAAGTAGAATATCGATACATATTGTTAATAGGAGTTGTAATGGACAAAGTCAAACGCGGGTTTAAACGTAAAACAATTGAGCAGACCATCCGTAATAAGATTAAAGGTTGGTTGGCGTCGATTGAAGATATTGCACTACGCGATGAGCTCAAAAAACACTACATTGTGACTGGAGGAGCTATCACATCCATGCTGCTTGGCGATCTTCCAAACGACTATGATATTTATATCGATAATACAGACACTGCTGCTAAGCTAGCTAGCTACTATGTTAGCCGTTTACCGGAAGCAAGCAACGATAAAGTTGGCACTCCTATGGTCATTGTGCCAGAATTAAAAGATCGCGTTGAAATCCGAGTTAAATCGGCTGGAATCGCTGGTGAAGGTGCTGATCAAAGCAACTACGAATACTTCGAGCAGTTTTCGGATGGTAGCGATCGAGCAGTCAGGTACCTCGATGCGTTGGCGCAAATGAAAACGAAAGACTATTCTATCGTTGCGGTCACGACAAACGCAATTACCTTATCCGACAGCATTCAAATCATCCTCCGTTTCGTTGGTCCTGCTCAAGAGATCCATCGCAACTACGACTTTGTACATACCACAAACTACTTTACAGAAGATGAGGGTGTAGTATTGAATCAACCTGCTCTTGAGTCTATCTTAGCGCGCGAACTGAAGTATGTTGGGTCTCTGTATCCAATCTGCTCTATGTTCCGTCTCAAGAAATTCATCAAACGAGGATGGACTATTACAGCAGGCGAGATGTTAAAAATCGCTTGGGATATTAGCAAACTGGATCTTACCCAAACTGCAGTCCTTCAAGATCAATTGACCGGTGTAGATGCCGCGTACTTTAATCAAATTTTGTCTCTAATTAAACAAGAAGGTAAGCCGATTGATCGGACATATCTGTTCGAGTTGGTGAACCGGATATTCGACGAGGAGTGGGAAGATGAGCGACGAACTGGACAAAACGAAACATTCGCAACGTTTGCATCAGAAGGATAATTATATCAAGAGGCAAACGAAGATTGCAAAGGCACATGGTATTGATATTAAACGCGGACAAGAGCACCGTTTAGCTAAGCATAGTGCCGTGACGTGTGGAGACTCGAACTGTGTGATGTGTGGGAATCCACGAAAGTTTTTCAAAGAGCCAACCATTAAAGAACAATCGTTTGAACAAACGCAAAAATGGGATAAAGAATAATGAGTTATATTACTGTAGAAGTTGATGTCAGTATTGATGACATTGCAGATCAAATTGATGACGAAATGTTAGAAGATTGGTACGAAGAACGATTTGGGCATAAAGAGTCGCGATGGGATGTAATTTATGAGAATCGTCGTCGTATGACAACAGATGAGTTTTTAAAGCACATCGATCAATTGATACAAGATAACACTGGTAGAATTTTATAGGAGAAAATTATGGGATCTATTATTAAACAAATCACAGAAGGCGATTATAAAGTTTTCGTTGAGATTCTTCCTACTGGAGATAAAACATCCGACACAATGTTTAAGTTATTGACCAAGTACGACGGAGCAAAAGATCCAGAGGCGCTTCAACGCAAGTATGAATTCATTCTTTCTCTGAAAGAGATCGATAATCTTATACGAGCTGTACAGGAGGCAAAGATCCAGGCTCTACGCAGAGATCAAGAATTGCGGGCAGAGAGTCCAGCGTTAGTGTAATGAAAAAAGTATGAGCGTTGTCTACTAATGACAATGCGCTGTGAGTCACAAGGGTGTTTATCAAATACAAACGCCCTGGCTCATAGTTCTTTACTACCTTACCATTGAATTTGAGTTCGTAGTTTTCTGACGGTTCGGTAGTTCCCCATAAACGAATATGGGTAATCGTATCCTCTACCATATCAACATGAGGAACAAATTGACCGGTAGAGTTCCACTTCAATAAGTTGGACCTAATCATGTAAGGATGTAGAGGTCGTAGAGGACTCAATGATTCAATAAAAGCGGCTTCGGTTAATTTGTTGAAATCATGATCCCAATACAGTTGGTCTGGATGTTGCTTCCACCATTTATCGAGTGGCCAACAACTTGGATCGACCTGGTCGTCGAGGTTGCCAGTTAGATTACAAAGCGGTAGTCCAAACCTTGGCCAGTCCAAATGGCTGTTTCCCCAAACACGAAACAACGAATCATAAGCTGTTATTTCTTGCTTATATTGTGTTACGTTTATTTTAATGTCAAGTGGAACCAACACGTCTGTGTGTAAGGCGTAGAATTGGTCTACTGTCAATTTTGGTAAAGATGCGAGATCAGATATCATGTCAGTATGTATACAAGATGTTGCATGTTTGTTTGTTCTGTAGTACAATCTCTCTCAGATGAAGGAAAACAAAGTTAGTTGTTGACCTAATTCTGTTTTGTTTGTATAATCACTTTGTGAAAATCTTTTTAAGGACTTTATTATGAATACGTTTTCCGTAGACCCTTCAATTCTTGCTAAAGCTGAGTCGTTTGTTGATCAACCCGACGAAGATTTGGAATTGGATACCATGGCCGACAAGATGGCTCGTGCTATCAGCAAGCCAGCAAAGAAGGCAAAAGCTACTGTAGCGGTTGCTAAGGAAAAAACGAAACGCACTAACACCAAGACTGCACGTGCTCTTGAAATCTATAAGCAGCACAGCGGCGACAAGAAAGCTGTCATTGAAGCTTTCTGTACTGAGCTTGGTATGTCTAAAGCTGGTGCTACTACTTACTTCTACAACGCTAAGAAAGCAGCTTGATATGACAGATGTCCATAGCGAAGCTAGGGCTCTGTTGTCGACCACGGCGGAAAAATTGACTTCCGTCCTGGTCGACAAGACGACGAAAAGCGTTGACGGTAACATCCTCAGCGCAATCGAGCATATCAATGCAGCGATTGTAGGAGTCATCTTATCAGAACCCAGCAAACAATATAACTTTGAACCTCTTTCTGAGGTAATGCATAGTTGGGTGAAGTAAAATGGTAAGCAGACTAATGGTTGGCAAGCGGCCATTTGTTGAGTTCGATGTGAATAATAAAAAACATCGAAAATACTTTGCACGGTTTTTACAAACTGGATCATGGGTCGATTGCCCGGTTCAGTTTGTAAACACTGACCATAGCGGTGAACATCTTAGCGTAATGATGAGCAAGATTGCTCGCTTTTATTGCAAGAGAGAGTTTGGGGGAGTTGTAAAGTAAAAGCTCGATAAATAATGGCATGAATACCAAAACTTATCGTAGTATTTTTATCAGCGACGTTCACTTGGGAACCAAAGATAGCCAAGCGGATAAGCTGAACAACTTTCTCAAGCACAATACCTGCGATACGTTGTATCTCGTGGGGGATATTATTGACGCTTGGCGTATTCAACAAAACAAGTGGCGATGGAAGCAGAGTCACACCAACGTTGTTCGTCGAGTGTTAGGGCACGCTAAACGAGGCACTCGGGTCGTGTATGTTGCAGGCAACCATGATGAATTTTTGAGGCCAATAATACCATATGGCTTTAGCTTTGGCTCAATTGAAATACACAATCAAATAGAGCATATTGGAGCTGATGGAAAACATTACCTAGTTGTGCACGGAGATATGTTTGATGGCATCACTAGGTTGGCACCTTGGATTAGTTTTTTAGGAGACAGGGCGTACGACATTATTTTATCTCTTAATACAAAGTTCAATTGGTTACGACATCGCTTAGGGTTTGGCTATTTCAGTCTTAGCAGGTATCTCAAGCATAAAGTTAAAAAAGCTGTGGACTTTATATTTAAGTTTGAGTACAATCTTGCCAGCTATTGTAAGAAACGAGGGTTCGATGGAGTTATATGTGGGCATATTCATCACGCAGAAATAAAAAATATAGACGGTGTTGTTTATATGAATGATGGCGATTGGGTAGAATCATGTACTGCTTTAGTGGAACATTGGGATGGCCGGTGGGAAATTGTAACTTGGACTAAGGAGAGTGACAATGAAAGTAAAAACAATAATAAAAAAAATGTACCGAGCAATACTCCAACACAATAAAGAAAAAGAAAAGAGATTGTGGTTCAAAGCTTTGAGAAAATCTATTAAACATAAACATACACATACAATTACGTAATGTTACAAGATAAAATTACTATTGTCATTCCTTGTAAGAATGAAGAGAATTATATCTCTCACTTGCTGGACGGGCTATCTGATCAACAAGGCATTGGTGGTACGAGGATCATTATAGCGGATGCATCGACTGATAATACAAGAGAGGTTATTCGTCGTAATATGAATGGTCTCAATGTGGAAATTATTGAAGGGGGACCTGTATCTGTTGCAAGGAATAGTGGAGCAAATCTTGCAACCACTCCATACATTCTTTTCATAGACAGCGACGTTAGGTTTTTCAGCAATAGTGTTATCATGGATGTATTAAATGAAATGGAGCAGGGAAACCTAGATTTGATCGGCCTACGCATCAGATGCTATGACGGTAATATGGTTGCTCAGTTTGCATTTGAAATTTTCAATTTTATTAACGGTATCATGAAATACAAAGTGCCGTTTGCTGTCGGAGCGTTCATGCTAACGCGGAAAGATAAATTTGAAGAATACGGGGGATTTCAAACTAAGTTCCTCACGAGTGAAGATTTCTTTCTTTCGAAAATGTATGATGTTAAGAAGTTCAAACTGCTCAAACAATACTTCGGACAAGATAGCAGGCGATTCAAACAAATGGGATATTTTGGAATGGCGTGGTACTTGATTAAAAATTTTTGGAATAGAAATAACAAAGAATATTGGGATAGGTTGGATCATTCCAAATATTGGAAATAAAAATATTGCTGTATGAAGCAAAGAGAAAAGTGTTCTGGACGCGGGTTCGACTCCCGCCTGGTCCACCAGAAAGAACTCTTCATCCTGTATAGAGACAGACAAGTGCTATAGACTATACTAAAGAGTTCTTTCTAATGGGCCAGTCATGGTTTCGACAGGGCAAAGAGTAGCGGAGTGGACAGCACGTCAGGAGTAGACGTTAAAAGCAAATTAAAGTAAACGCAAACGATGAAAAGTTCGCATTGGCAGCCTAAACGCTGACTAGGGTTTCGGTTGGTTTCCTCGTAACAGAATAACCAACCATTTTTGTTAACAACTAGGAGTTTAATTTGAAAAAAATTGTTATTTTGGCCAGCTTGTTGGCTTCAAGCATTGTATTTGCTGCTGATTTTGTAACTGTCGATTACGACAACGTCAAAGGACGCCACGGAGCTACAGACAGCATGGCGACGACTGTACGGGCCGGTAAAGAAATTAGCGGCATCCAATATGGGTTGCAATCGCGTACAGCTCGTTTCGAAGGCGGCGGCCTGTCTAACAGCCTCGAAGTGACAGCAGGAAAGAACTTTGGCGGCTTCTTGCCTTATGTTGGTGTCGGTCATGATTTTGGATATAATGGCGGTGCAACACAAAACTACGGTCTCGTTGGAGGTCAATATGGCTTGGGTGTTGGACCTGGTTTCGCACTTGTTGGCATCAAGACGCGCATTCGTACAAACGACACCGATACACGTCAAACTGTAACTTACGCAACGTACAGCATTCCTGTAGCAAAGAGCGTTGTAGCTAACTTGAATGCTAGCTATTCATCTCAAGACATCAAGGAAAAATCCGTTGGTGTTGGTTTGGGTTTCATGTTCTGATGATATCCATCTTAAACGCAAAGGGTGCTTAGGCACCCTTTTTTTATAGAGGACTATATATTGACGCCCTCTTTAATTATTTTACATTTATGACAAACACTGCTTGCATTACTGGATTTGGTTTAATAGATGCTCTAGGCAGCACTCCTGACGAATGCTATCGCAACTATATGAGTGACCAGCTGTTCACCACTCATATGGATACCAACACACCGATTAATACGAAGTATGGCGTACGAGCAGCACCGGTACTGCCGCAAGGTGTCAATGGATTACATTTATCCAACAACTCGCGTCTAGCGCTTCATGTAGTAGATCAAGCTTGCGAGATGGCTGGAGTGCAGAAAGGTAGTAATGCTAGTGTATTATTCACTTCCGATATACCGAGAGACTCACAAGATCAGTTTTATGATAACTATTATGGCGGTAATGCAAGGCGTCTCGGTCCTCGTCGTTTAATTGATTCGCTTCCAGGAGCATCGGCATCGCTTGTTTCTTCTGTGTTCAACTTCCAAGGGTTCAGTGACGGATTAAATGCTGCATGCGCTACTGGTCTTGCATCTATCGACTATGCCATGAGGTGTATTGATGATTATGATTATATAATAGTGGGAGCTGCAGAAAGTCCTTCGCCTGCAACAGCATCACTATTCCATACACTTGGAGCAATTTCTAATGTAAGTAAGCCTTTTGATACAACTCGTAATGGGTTTGTGTTGGCTGAAGGAGCTGGTTGCCTTATCATTGAGTCAGAAGAAAAAGCAAGAAAGAGGAATGCTCCAATATACGCAAAGATCCACAAGCCTGGTATCGCGATGGATAAGGGAAGTGATGTGGCGCCTGACCCGCACGGTCAAGGGGCAATTGCTGCTATGAGACAAGCACTACTAAACGCTGGTCTAGATGACGTGGATGCAGTCAATGCTCATGCAACGTCAACACCTGTGGGGGACGTAATTGAATATAACGCAGTCCGAACGTTGACGGACGCTCCTATGTATTCATGTAAAGGTAAGATTGGACATCTGCTAACATCCTCTGGAATAAATGAGATGATATATTCCATCCTATTCAGCCAACATGGCCACACTGGATATAATTATCAACTAACGTCTCCGCTTGAGAATTCTCACAACTTACCGACAAGCCCTATACATCTCGACAAACAATCTATTACGACAATGAAAAATTCGTTTGGCTTTGGTGGCCGGTGTATTGCTTTAGTAATGGAGGTACCGAATGTTGGATGAAGCAAGATACAGCATCGCACATCAGTTTGTATTTTATATCTCAGCATTGATTGGAATGGTTGGCTGGGTCATAGATCCACAAACAACGTTTCTGAGCTTACTTTACGGGTTTGTTGTCGGTACTATTGTAATATCGAGTTACTACCATCGGTGTTTGAGTCACTCATCATGGAAATGTCCACGTTGGATTGAATTTGTGCTTTTGATGTTAGGAGCTGGACACGCTTACATGCCTGCGGTCAGCTGGGTCAATGTTCACCATCGTCATCACCGATACACAGACACAGATAAAGATCCTCACGGACCTCATAAATCAATTATTAATAATTTAAACTTGGCGATGCATAAATTTGATAGGAGGTTTGCGTCGCGACGTTTATTGAGCGACCGCTTCGTGATGTTCCAAGTCGACCATTATTGGACAATCATGATTGCATACTTTGTGCTGTGGAGTATTGTATTCAATCCATTATCGTGGTTTGCTGTGACTGGATTCAGCTTTCTTGCTCTTGTGTTCGTCAATTTAATTGGTCATAGGAATCACACGCCTATCAACATTCCGTATGTTGCTTTATTTACTGCAGGCGAAACATACCATAAGAATCACCACGATGCACCTCACTCTCCAAGGTTCGGTTTAATCGATCCAGGATGGTGGTTCATCAAGCTGGTGCATATCCGCTAAGAAACTCAGATCTTCTTTGCCTTTCCAATAGACGTGTTGTAACGTATTGTTGATGTTGCACAGCCTAGGGTAAGAGGACCAGCCTTTCCCACAGAGAAACCTATCAGAGCTTGCACTCTTTCCTGATAAAAACCTAACAGCATCTCTCTTTGAGGTCATGTTCCTCGTAAAGATAAGAGTCTCTATACCATATCGATCTAACCACGGTTGGTACTCATCGTAATCAAGTACAATTTTTAGTGCCGGAATTTGGAAATTCCACATATCCGGTTTTCTGTACTTGGGATGTTTGTAGAATCTCGCGTAGGATCTTGCTACCGTTGGAGGCATCCAATCGCTATGCTCGGTTCCAAAAAACATCATCGGCTCGTCTTCATATACCACGATATTATAAAACAAAAATCTATCAGGCTCTAAGTTGGAATAGTTATTGGCGAGTGGATGATCGTAATCGTTGGCTGCTACTTTGGTTATTTCAGTAAACTCGGGCGTGCGAACATTTGCAACAATAATATAGAAGTTGCGATCGAAGGGAATGCGTTCTATCATGCGAATAAAGAATGAAATAGATCTACATCAAACTCATCTGTCTGGTGTATGACTAGGTTATCGACCATAATGACGGTGCTCGTTCCAGCAATTGATACAGATTCATTACCACGAGGAGCAAAGGTGTGTATCCAATGAGCAGTATATGTTCCGTTGTGGAGGGTTATGTTGGTCACACGAATAATGGTGTACGGGCAATACTTAAACATCATCTTCCACTGTCGCGCGATTGCCTTTTTACCTTGTACCGTTTTGATCGGATGTACAAATACGGCATTATCGGCATAGATGGCAGTAAGCTGATCTATGTTATCTTCTCTGAGATCCTCAATTGCATTTGCAAACAATTCAATCATTTGATTATACTATATGACAAGAGTATTCTATGAGTGTCAAACTTACTGACGCTATGGATAGTGGAGACATCGAGCTCATACATACCATCCTCTTGTAGTATGCAGGATTCTTTCAATTCAAGTTGCTCGAATGGTATTGTTGTCGTTTCAGGTACCGCACTATCATCTTTGGTTCTCCACCAAGAGGTCGCTACGTTGTTGCCTCCTGTCTGAATCACGTATACTATATTGTGTGTGCGCTTACTGGTCAAATCTTTATGAGGAGCTATCGACGACCCCCCTTTCACGAATTGAATTTGCCAGTCCACACCACGAGGTTCCGTGCCAACCAATTGATTCCACCTTTCGACGTCGCGCTTCAGTTCGTCAGGTAGGCGCCAAAACCCAACAGGACGTGGCATGCCATGTTGTTTAATGTATTGTCTATATTGGTCAGATGTTGTGTTCGGATTTGGCTTGCCGTATACTAAATCAAATTCAGTTCTTCGTTGGTGTAAGGCAATTGCAAAACTAGCAATCGACGCCTTCAGAGCGGCCGGCATTTTTGGATGGATAAGCTGTTGACAGTGCATAATATTATGTTGTATAATTCAATGTAATATATATCCTTGCAAAAATATTTTATTTTTTCTGTTGTCAAACATAAATAAAGCATATATAATTGACGTAATTAATTTTTTTGGAGTTACAAAGTGTTCTCGATATCTTTACCAACAACAAAACATGAGCAACCGAGCTATCTCAGCTTGGCCGCACGCTCATGCTTTATTGGTAATGGACGCGATTGGCTTAGCCGGGGGACCTGTAAACTGTAACTGTCAGAAGTAACTAAAAACAAGGGACCCCGGAAATCGAAAGATTCCGGGGTTTTTTCTTTTTGGGCTATTTCAACCCATATAACCTTACGGTTGTCAAGGTTTTTGGTTTGTTGTATAGTACACGTATTGATTGAGCAATTGACAAAAACGTCTTTTGACCAATCGGTTGACGAAGTTGTTGTTCTAAACTACAATAGAGTCATTGATTAAGCAATTAACAAAAACGTTAGTTGACCAATCAGTTGACAAGATTGTTGTTCTAAACTACAATAGAGTCTAGGTTAGTTTTGATTGTGAGGTCATCGAGCCTTACAACAACAAAGGTTCTTTCACAATTTGTGGATGGTGGTTCCGTAAAGGCTTGTTCTTTTACGGAGCCATATCAAAATATATTGGGTTACCAACTCCAGTAGGTACCTGGGGGAGCATAATCTGTGGCCGCACAGACTCTCTCAGAAGTACATGAAACCTCCCGAGGGCGCTGGATTAAGTTGAAACGTAATGTGGTTAGAGTCTTGTCGGCAGACGGTGCCGTGAGAAACCAGATGAAGTTCTGGAACGACTCTAAACATCCCGATGTATTTTGATATGGTTTAATGCACGGTTCGTCTATCGGTTTAGGACACTAGCCTTTCACGTTAGGAAGACGGGTTCGATTCCCGTACCGTGTACCAATTTCCGTTCTTACTACGTGAAGTAAGCGTTTGATTATACGATAGAGATCCGGTGTCCAGAAGACCGTTAGCGCAGACGTAAGCAGAATCTGGTATGATGATCCACGCATAGGAATTATGTAAAGGTGGCGACAGGGTTGTAAACTCAAGTAGGGGCGACATGAAAAACGTAGCCTACACCATTTGTTAGTGTTATTATGGAAAATTCCTGTGCTCACAGGATAGTGATTCTGTCAATGACGTCCATGGTTCGAAACACACGTTACACAGTTGGATAAGACGAATGCTCTCTGGACGCTTAGAGAATAAGTCTTAGACGTTAAAAACAAACGGCAGTACGGTGAAGGCTGTCTATAACGTAGTAACACTAACAAATGGTTTTATGTAGGTGTGACCCGAAAGGCTAGGGAACGGATTGCAACCCCGTTTTATGCAGGTTCGATTCCTGTCACCTACTCCAAAAAGATTTTGGTCTCAAAGTGTTCATGGACGCACGTATGCCTGTCACGCATAAAGAAGGGGATCGTTACCCCTTGGGACCGCCAAAATTTTTGCCTCGTTAGCTCAGTGGTAGAGCAGTGTCTTGATAAGGCATTGGCCGTAAGTTCAATTCTTACACGGGGTACCAGTTTTTGTCGCATTGGACTTCTGGTGAGGTCACTAGGCTTTCAACCTGGTCAGAGGGGATCGTAACCCCTATGCGACTCCAGAGCAAATAACGACGCTGTCCTAGGCATTGTCGTTCAACGGTTGTAAGTGACGATGGGTGATATCGGAACTTTCAGAATATATTGATCGTAAACTTAGGTGGTGAAGTAACCGGCTCTTAACCGGAGGAACAGAGTTCGATTCTCTGACGATCAACCAGTTTTAGGTTAGGTTCAGCAATCAAAAGCATTCAACTTGTAATTGAAAAAGCAAAAAACTAACCTGTTGTTTATTTGGGCTGTTAGTGATAATGGGAGCACGGGGGCCTTGCAAGTCTCAGGTAGGGGTTCGATCCCCCTACGGTCCACCAAATTTTCAGTGTGTATGATAGTGGTAGTCGCCGAGGTTTGGAACCTTGTAGTGGTGGTTCGATTCCACCCACGCTGACCAGTTTTAGGATAGTTACAGCAAAAAAAGCTTATGCTTAGTGCAATGGTAGCACGTCTGACTTCTAATCAGAAATTGCGAGTTCGATTCTCGTAGCAAAAAAGCTATCCTGTTGTTTTTAGGTTACTTACAGCAAAATACAACTCACGTTGTGTAGGTGGTTCGACTCCATCATTTGCCGCATGGCAGATTAGCTCATCTGGTAGAGCAAACGAAAAGAGTAACCTGTTGTTTTTGTTGGGGGCAAATCGATTGGAGCAGATACTACGCTTTGACCGTAGGTGATAGGGTTCGATTCCCTAGCCCCCTGCCATTTTGAAAGGTACATTATGTACAATGTGAAAGGTAAAGATGACACTTTCAAAGTTCTAACTCTTGCCGAAGCAATGAATGTTGCTAAGTCAATGAACGAGTTCGTGACCATTACTGGTCCAGACTTTGAGATTGTTGGTATGTTTGGAGTAGATTCCATTAAGGACGGAAAGTGTCCTGATGGTGTTGCGTATGACTGGAATAAAGCTAGTCGTATAGGAGCACCTAAGAGGGTGCGAGCATGAAGTCCCCTGTCTTTGGAGCCAAAGCTGGCAACATTAAGATGAGGGGCAAAAAGACTAAGTTGTTGTCATGCTTGTGCTGTGGTGTGATTGACTGTCGTTGGGAACAACGATTTAAAGAAGCAAAAAAGGAAATCGAAAATGAAGCGAAAACAAATCGCGCGCGAACGTAACTGCTTCGTTCGATTAGCGCTTTTCCGTAAAGCAGGAGCACATCGTAAGTCTAACAAGGCATTGCGCAAAGCTCAAAACCAACAACCCTTGGGGGTATAACTTAACGGCTAAAGTAGTAGGCTTTTAACCTATTAATCAGAGTTCGATTCTCTGTACCCCTACCATATGAAAACACATTAAGCCAGACGTCGTACTCTGGTCAAGGTCGAGTGAGCGTTAGCACGAGCTCAATCCATTAGTGTGTTTCTATATGGTAAATTATATTCCGCGAAATCCAAGCAAGGTGCAGGGACCTGACTGTTAATCAGTGGTTAGGTGAGTTCGATCCTCACACGCGGAGCCAATATATAAGTGTATGAATGTTTTTAAAATCAATCATCCCTTAAAGTTTAAATCTGAGACGTTTCGTGGAACAAAAATATATCAATGCGATAATTTTTTTCAGTTCCCTGAACAAGTTGTTGAGTTTTTGGATGCTAGTCCTCCTGAACTTCACAAACGACATGAGCCTCAGACGAACAATGGTGTGCATTTTACTGATCGGCGACATACACTGTATGGAGCAAACGAACTAATAGACACATTGTCTTTATTAGACATCGGTGAGCCACCTAGTGATTATAAATGCTCGACCAACTTCACTAAGTTTGAAATTGGTGAGTATAATGACTACCAAAATAATTATTGGTACCCGCATCGGGATAATGGATATACAGCAATAGTGTATTTAAATCATTATACAGGTCCTGGTACTAATTTGTATGAAAGAGAAAACGACTATCCTCCTGCAATAGAGCACATGGCTCCGTGGAGAAAAAGAAGTAAGTATCAAGTAATCAAAACTCTTGAAGCGTCTTTCAATCGACTCGTTGTGTTTCAAGGAAACACATTTGTACATGGCATGGCCATTGAAGATGATACGTTTTTTAGAGAAGAAAGAAAAAACATTGTTGTGTTTTTTACATAATAATGCCCCGGTGACGGAACTGGCATACGTGTTGGTCTTAGAAGCCAAATTTTAGGGGTTCGACTCCCCTCTGGGGCACCATTTTAGGTCCTTTACTGCAGTGTTCACAGGACCAACCTGCAGAGCAGAAATGCTTGGAACGACTTTGTATATGCCGCGGCGTGTGCAGAGTGGGAAAGGGAGAAGTAGGATTCCAACCCTACGATGTACCCCAACTAGGTTCGCCATTGACCTCGCGTTGACTGATCGCGTATAATAGGATAAGTTATCAGTTACTAATTTTAAAGGTCCGTTATGATTGAAGTTGAAGATATGAATTTTTTCCCTGTATTGGTGCGACGTGTTAAGTTGCTCACTGACACAGAATGTAGCAAGATCGTAAAATCTTTAGATCGTACAGGTTTAAAGCAACATGCTGCAATTGCTGGAGAAGCCACCTCAACTCATTTAACGGATAAATTTGCATTAGATACGATCGAAGAGGTTGTACCTATTAAAGAAAGATTGATAAGCGTGATTGATGATTACGCTGAAAGTTTTGGATTGTCGGCAGTTGAGCTTGACAATTCGTGGATTAATGTTCAAGGCAAGGATAGCGAGCTGTTACCACATACGCACCCACAAAGTGCTATCTCTGGCGCGCTATATCTGAAGTCGGATGAAGATAGTAGTAGCATTATGTTCTACAATCCTAATCCTTATTCTGAATTGCTTTCTGTAGGATCATGGACGCATTACACATACAAGTCGATGTGGGTACCTCCTGCTCCTGGTTATGTACTTTTGTTTCCAAGTTGGCTAAAGCATGGAGCGAATGGTAAAAACCAATCAGAAGAAAGAATTGTTTTGAGTTTTAATTGCATATATCAAACATAATGCCCCCGTAGTTCAACGGATTAGAATACGATGCTACGAACGTCGGGACGGGAGTTCGATTCTCTCCGGGGGTACCATGAAATGTTGTCAACCATTATTGGTTGATGTATAATTTATTTTTTATAAATGCTCTTTGAAGTTTGACTACACTGGAGAACGCGAGTTAGGTACTAAGTCGACTAACTACCGAAAGCGCCAGGAAGATAAGGAGTCAGACAGCTTGGTTCGATTCCGACAGAGAGCACCTATAAAAAATGCGGGTGAAGTGTTTACGGTTACACGTCAGTCTTCCAAACTGAAATAGACGAGTTCGAATCTCGCCTCCCGCTCCAGTTTTAGGATACTTTCAGCAAACTTTTAGCTAAACTTTTGGTTGTCTAGCGACAAAAGGTATCCTGTTATTTTTTGGGCCAGAGGCGAATATGGTTAGTGTCGCGGCGGACTGTAAATCCGTTACTTAGGAACCGTTGGGGGTTCGAATCCCTCCTGTCCCACCAATTTGTTTGAATTGACCGTCAAGTTTAAACTCAGGTTTAACTGATGTCATTTTATTATCGAGGATAAACTGAGGCGCAGGCATCTTTTCATCTAATTGAAAAGATCGAGAAGTAGTCCAGTATCCTCTCGGCTCATACGGCTGAGAATTCATTGCGTAAAGCAATCTTAAATTTTCATTGTCTGTGTGAATTGTCATAAAGTTATTTATCTCCGTATGGCGTAATCTGGTAGCGTCCGTGATTTGGGGTCATGTGGTCTAGGTTCAAATCCTAGTACGGAGACCATTTTTTAGAATAGTTGCAGCAACTCTAAACGACTTCCAAACTGTAACTTTGTCTTAGTCGGCAAAAGCTATTCTGTTGTATCATGCCCGCGAAGTATTCCCTGGTGGTACGCGACATTCGTAACGTTGAGGATCGGGTTCGAGGCCTGACGTGGGCACCAAGTTTTTGTGGTAAGGAAAGCAAAAGGAGCATGGGCAAGTCAGTTGCAACTGGCCAGATACCGCACCTGCCACATTCCAGTTTTGCAAGTGTAGATGTTGAGAAATCTAATGTAGGCATACAATAAAGAAAGGTCATGCGCTGGAACCGTAGACCAAGTATCAACTAGCACTACGTACCTCTAACCGGTCCGCGGCGTTAAAGAAAATACCGGTAAAATGTTGGGAAATGAGCGAGGTCCCAATACTTGCAAATCCTTTTCTATGGTGGTATTAGTGTAGTGGTCTGCACAGGGTGCTGTGAACGCCTTAGTATGAGTTCGATCCTCATATATCACCCCAAATTTTAATTGCCCTGGTGGCGCAATTGGTAGACGCACCATCTTGAGGGGGTGTAGAGTGTGAGTTCGAGTCTCACCCAGGGCACCAATTCTCGCTATAGTTCAATGGATAGAACACTCCCCTCCTAAGGGAGGGATGCAGGTTCGATTCCTGCTGGCGGGACCAGCTAAGCCCCTTTGGACAAATTGGCAAAGTCGTCTCTCTCAAAAGGAGAAGTTCTCTCAGTTCGAATCTGAGAAGGGGTACCAAATTAAATGCCTCGATAGCTCAGTTGGTAGAGCAGCGGATTGAAAATCCGTGTGTCGGCGGTTCGATCCCGTCTCTTGGCACCAAGTTTTAGGATAGTTACAGCAAACAATAAACGCGATTGGTTCGCAATTTGACTGAAAATCAAACCTAGCAGGTTCGAATCCTGTGTTAAACTATCCTGTTAAATAATATGATAATGTCTCGCTGGTGTTAACGGCAGCATGACGGTCTCCAAAACCGTGGGTGGGGGTTCGAATCCCTCGCGGGATGCCATTAAAGGATCATATGAAACAAATACTTGTAATTGTGTTAGCGTGCTTGGCTCTAGTAGCTGAAGCAATGCCGAGTATTGCATTGCAAACGAATAACACGCAATTAGTAGCGGATAACATTTCGCAAATAAGACCAATAGCCAGCGTCACGAAACTGATGACAGCTATAGTGACCTTAGAGAGCGAACAAGACCTTTCAAAACGATTGAAGTTAAGTCATTCCGTTAAAAGTAATCTACCTCCAGGACAATACACTCGATATGAATTGTTGAATGCAATGCTAGTTCGAAGTGATAATGCAGCCGCTGAGACGTTTGCAGAAAACTATCCTGGAGGACGTAAAATGTTCATTGATAAAATGAACGACACTGCAACAAAACTTCATATGAGATATACTCATTTTGAAGACCCGACAGGGCTCGGGATAAAAAATATATCAACAGCAGAAGACATCATATTGATGTTAAATGCTGCCTCTGAATATTGGCCTATCACAAACGCTGCAACAAAACCGCAAGTAGTTATTGATACAGCAACTAAGAAACAACCAAGAAGTGTTGTTCTTAAAAATACTAACAGTGTAATATTGTTAGAGTTTGATGATGTTGCGCTTAGTAAAACAGGATACACGTCGCCAGCTGGTTGGTGTGTAGCCATGATCGTAGAAAGATACAAACAAAAATACTTTGTTGTAGTGCTCGGCGCTAAAAGTAAAAATGATCGTATTAAAACTGTAGAGAATTTATTACATAATCATCTTGTAGACTTGAATCGCGAGATTGATTATTGGAAGTTATAAGGAAACGTTAGCCGAATCGGCATAGCGGCAACTGTTTTGAACACAGTAGGCTCCGAAAGGGGTGTGTGAGTTCGAGTCTCACCGTTTCCGCCAAATTTAGGATGATTGCAGCAAACAACTTACTCGCTCCACAATCTGCGAGGCCGTCCAATAGGGGACATTGTCTGAAATAGGGTTCGATTCCCGGCCATGACAGCTCATCCTGTTATTTTTAATTGCGCATTGGTGTAATGGTAGCACGCTTAAAGAAGGTGATCCTGTAAAGGATACGTTCAGCAATACATTTCAATCCATGCATAAGGAGGAGGTCCTGGTTCAAATCCAGGGTGCGCAACCAAGTTATGGGGAATAAAAATCGTATTCTGTCCAAAGAATATTAGCAGCAAATAACTTGTAATTCCCCGCCATTTTCGAACGTTCGAGCTAACGCAGGCAACTGAGGAAGTTCGGGACTTGTGGCAAGTGCGTGTAGGAGAAATTTACTTTGGTATTATCTAAAAATTTACTTTCGTATTTCGTTAAACTACCGTGATATAACAAGCAACACAAACAGGACTAGGGAACACTTGCCTTATTGGTCCGGGTTGTGGCAAAGATTAATGTTAGCATAGAACAGAATCCCGGCTACGGAACGTTCATAATCGGAAGATACAGCAATGTGGTCATTGCATCCGCCTGGAACGCGGACGGTTGGTGTGAGCCGGCCGGAGTTCGACTCTCCTATCTTCCTCCATATATAAAGGAACATTAACTGAGTAGGACTCAGCACTGCCTCGAAAACAGTTGGACTCCTTACGGGGTTGGGGATCGAGACCTCAGTGTTCCGCCACAATCATGAAACCAAAAGTCGCTTTATTTTTATATCATCCAAGATGCTCTATTGACTCGTGCAATGGAATCATAAAGTCGCTTTCACCCCATTTTGATTTTAAAATATTTACACAACACGAACTAGAAGATACGTTCTTAGACGATATCGATATGGTGATATTCCCTGGTGGAATTGGAGACAGTGATTCATATGATTTCTTAATGAAGCGCAATTCTAAAGCAATCAAAGCATTCCTAGCTCGTGGTGGAAAGTATCTCGGCATATGCATGGGTGCATATTGGGCCGACAAAACATACCTTGATATTTTGGATGGCATTCGTGTCGTGCAATACATCAAGCGTCCAACAGCAGACATCAGACGTTCATATGGTAAAGCTGCTCCTATCACTTGGGACGGGGCTCCTTACCATATGTACTTTTACGATGGATGTACTTACATTGGTGCCGGTAAAATGAAAATAGTAGCTACTTATGCTAACGGTGACCCAATGGCTGTAATGCAGGATAATATAGGCTTAATAGGGTGCCATCCTGAAAGTGAATTGCACTGGTACAACAAACCGTACCTGTTACGACACTGGCATGAAGGTAAACATTATAAGTTGTTAGCTGATTTCGCAAAAAAATTAATGGAGAATTGACATGCCAGCAGTATTTTTAGTAAGTGACACACACTTTGGTCACGCTGGTGTGTGCAGATTTTTGCGTGACGATGGAACGAAGTTGAGACCATGGGACGATCCTGATGAAATGGATGAAGAAATGGTTAAGCGTTGGAACGAAACAGTACGCCCGAACGATAAAGTGTATCATCTCGGCGATGTTGTGATCAACCGCAAAGCTCTTAACATCATGTATCGACTCAATGGCGATAAGGTATTGATTCGAGGTAACCATGATATTTTTCGTGACGAAGAATATCGTCAGCATTTCCGAGAGCTCAGGGCATACCATGTAATGAATGGAATGATTCTTAGTCACATTCCAATCCATACTGAAAGTCTTGGTCGGTTCGGTGTTAACATTCACGGTCATTTGCATAGCAACAGAGTTATGTCGACGACGCGGTGGGGAAAAACCGAATATGTTGACAAAACGATTGATCCTCGGTATCATTGTGTTTGTGTAGAGCAAACTGATTTTCGTCCAATCCTCTTTGAGGACGTGATAAAGAGAATCCAATCGGAAGGTGGGACCGTAGGGTTTAAAAATGGCAACGGTCCTGCCATGTAATTTTTTTGGTGCGGTCCCATAATGGTATTGGAGCGGATTGCTAATCCGTCGATCGGCGAAAGCCGGTTTCTGAGTTCGAGTCTCAGTCGCACCGCCAAATTGCCTCGATAGTTTAATGGTAAAACGGCGGATTTATATCCCGTAAGCAACAGATAATTGGTTCATCCGAGTTCGAATCTCGGTCGAGGTACCACATGCAAGATATTGTAGTAATTGACAATCACATCACTGAACAAGAGTGCAAAGATCTAACATTGATATACGAAGAGTATAAAAGTAATGCAAGGGAATATTTGAACTCGTACAATCTTTCAGTAGCATATCGAACTGAGATTGTTCCAGATCCATATGTGCATTCTGTACTCAAAGATATCGAGGCATCTGCACAAACAATCAAACAAAAAATTAAAATTGACTGGGGATATCTGGTATGTCGTCCAGTAGGAAGTTTTCACCCAACGCACATTGATGATACAGAACAGCACACGCTACTAACTTCAATTACATATTTGAATGAGTGTGGTGGTGGGGAGACTTATTTTGAAAATGGCCGCATAATAGAACCGAAGGTTGGTAGAACAATTTACTTTGATGGTAAGTTGCATGCTCATGGTGTATCAGAAGTTTTGAACCACAGTCGGTATACGCTGGCTCTTTGGTACATATAATTCTGGCGTTAGTTCAATGGATAGAACAGTAGCCTTCTAAGCTATTAATAGAGGTTCGATTCCTCTACGCCGGACCAAACAAAGCGTCCATAGTTCAATGGATAGAATAGCTCTTTCCGAAGGAGTGGATAGAGGTTCGATTCCTCTTGGACGCGCCAAGTTATGATGTGAATTCATAGGCTATAGTGTGTACGGGCTGCTCTTTCTCGCGGCTGCGGAGACTTACCTGGAGATGGCGTCCAGGCACATCATATTATTTTTTGCGGGTATGGTGGAATGGTAGACACAGGAGACTTAAAATCTCCCGCCTTCAGCGTTCCGGTTCGAGTCCGGATACCCGTACCAAGACCAAATGGTTGTCTCAAATGTTGGACATCATTATAATAACGACATCCATTTGAGGGATTTGTTATGAGATATTTTGGAATTGGAATGTTGTTCATGCTTATGGTGTTAAAGCCGCAAGTAGGTGTAGCGTTGTTTGGTATTTTTGCAGAGGGCATGCAAACTGCTGCTGCAGCAATGGCTGAACATAATCAGATTAGGGTTGATCCTAACACTTCGTTTGCTCCGCGTGGGGTAGAGTTGGAACCTATTGTTGCCAAATCCGAAGAGGAAGAGGACGAAGTTGATAAAGTTCAACTAGGGCCGCTGGCACCATCTCCAAGTGTAAAGGCTACTGCTAAGCAAGCACGTGCTGAAGTGCTTCCGCCGAAGACTCCGAAGGAGATTGCATACCAAGAAGCTCTAGCAAGACAAAAGATTCTGGAAGAATTTGTCAAGTATGATGGTACGGATCCAATTGTACGACGTCGACTAGATCTACCACCAAAAGTACCATCGTTTGATGAGTTTGAATTTGAAGATGATAATGTATCATCGACGGTGTTCGATAAGCATTTTGACGCAAAGTTTAAGAAGAGATAATCATGGAGCCTACCGCAATACTATCCGTAGCTGGACTTGCATATACTTTGCTGATTGGTCCTTCTTACGCTTACAAACCTCAAAAACTTGAGGGAACGAAGCAATGTGATTTTGCTGTCATCAAAGTGCTAGAGAAGACGCCGACAAAGATTTATGTTAAGGTCAGAGATACGGCGTTTGTAATGCATAGTCAACCTACCAACAAAGGCGTTACTAATGTTCGTCGGTACGAGACTGCTAGCGGTAAGTTGGTATATTTGCAGTTGCCTGAGAAGGCAATGATATTAGATAATGAGAAGATGCAACCATTGTTGAATGAGTGCAAAGACATTTAGGGCTGATAGCTTAATGGTAAAGCAGTCGACTCATAATCGATTGAGTCTAGGTTCAATTCCTAGTCAGCCCACCATTTTAGGTCGGTTATTTCAGCGGTAGAATACTTCCTTGACATGGAAGAGGTCACAAGTTCGAACCTTGTACCGACCACCATATTTTTATTATGATAGAAACACGAGAATTAAAATTACCCAATTATGGGGTGCTTTTAGCAAAGATACCTGACGCATTGCTTCAAAGATTGAAGCAGCAGGTTGAACGTGCTCAATGTGTTCCAGGCACTTCGTATACAAACATGCTGGTGGGTGCTCTCAAAAGAGAAGACCTATTAATTTTAGAGCCTGCATTAGAATCGTTTGTTCTGGAAGTTGCAGATCAATTTTTCGACAAATATATTCCAGACGAACAAATAGTAGATGCAAGCATAACAACTGCTTGGGTCAACTATCAACAAAGATATGAATACAATCCACTTCACGATCACACAGGAATGTTGTCGTTTGTTATTTGGGTTTCCATTCCCTACGATATTGAGGAAGAACGAAACTTTTTTCCAAGTAGGAAAAAAGACGGAGTTCGGTCGAGCGCAGCCTTTCAGTTGATGTACAATGCGATTGATGGTAGCCAACTTGTATATGATATTCCGGTCTCAAAGGAGTATGAAGGCATGATGATCATGTTTACTGCAAACATGAAGCATCAGGTGTATCCGTTCCTCACAGTAGATGGGACGCGAATATCGGTAGCAGGAAATATTGGACCAACTACAGTTGATTTTTAATTTGTAGTCATATATAATACTCTATTACATTCCCTGATAGCTCAGTTGGTAGAAGCACTTGACTGTTAATCAAGGTGTCGCTGGTTCGAGCCCAGCTCGGGGAGCCACAAAACACGCCCTCTTAGTATAATGGCATTACACCGGTTTTGTAATCCGGGTACGGGAGTTCGATTCTCTCAGGGGGCACCATTCAACTATGTTAGAATACATTGTTACTTTTTTTGCATTGTTTTTTACTGATGTATTTTATACATATTATCTGAGAGCGGTGAGCGATAGCAAACCGCTTTTGGCAAGCGGTTGGGCCGTTGTAGTTTTTATTATTGCCAGTGTGGCTGTAATCAATTATACGACTAACCATTGGTTGTTAATTCCAGCCTGCGCTGGTGCCTTTTTGGGTACCTACGTGGGGATGAAGTTTAGAAAATAAGTTTTGCGCGGGTAGGTCAAGTGACCCGGAAGGTCTCATAAGCCTTACCGAGTGTGGAGCGTTACCACGACCCGCATCCATTTTATTGGTGATATGACGTAGACGGATGCGTAGCGGTTTCATAAGCCGACGAGGAAGGCTCGGTACCTTCTATCACCACCATAGAGGAACAAATATGAGTGATGGCGGAAAAGGCAGTAAACCAAGACCACTTAGCATAAGTCAGCAAGAGTATGATACGCGATGGGATGCTATTTTTAGTCGTGATTTGAAGGATGATAACACTGGCACATCGAAGAATGAATATTATGATGTGCTGACGACTGAAGATGCTCTCCGAAGCAATCAAGAAACGCAAGAAGCAGCTAAGTTTAATGGATCTTCTAGTACTTGATTATCCGCTTGATATCGATCGAGCTCTGATTGAAGCAGAACATGCAAGACATAGAGCTGTATCCTATACGGACGATCGGTTAAAAGGATACAACATGAACGAATGGCAAATATCAAAATATAATTCGCCATTTGTTCAAAAGATAATGGATGATTTTGAAGTGGATGGGAAGCCACGGTTTTATTTTCAAGAGCCGTATTTTAAATTGCCTGTTCACGTAGACCATAAGACAACTTGTAGTATTAATTTTGTATTATCGGATAATGCAGCACCTGTACAATTCGATAATAGATTGTATCACTACAAACAAGCTTTGCTCAATACTTCGATTCCACACTCAGTCCATAACGGACCAGAGGAAAGGATTTTATTGAAGATATCAATCTTCAATGTTTCTTTCGAAGAATTGGCAGAGCGTATTAAATATAAGATGCCTCGTTAACTCAGCGGTACGAGTAGCTCCTTTACACGGAGAAGGTCGGCGGTTCGATCCCGTCACGAGGTACCATAAATTTGTAAGCTATATACTTACATCGATCCTAGAGCATGTTGGTTATGCAAGCGCCTCTAAAACGCATTGAAATGGGTTCGATTCCCATTAGGGTCACCAATTATATTATAAGGAGTACTATCATGAGGAATTACTCATAGATTATTCGACCACCGTAAGATTTTCTTTGTTCAAAGTGTATTTTTTAACATTTAATAAACAAGGAAAATAAAATATGTGTATCGAATTAAAAATTAAAGCAAAGCATCTCGCACTTGAGCCAGCAATCATTCGCCACGAAGAGAAAAAGCTCAAGCATCAAATTAAACACCACCGTAGTGGTGACCAAACAAGTTCTATCTCGTTGGAGTGGAAGCTGCATAGCTTGACCAACCATCGCAAGTTAGATGTCCGTAACGAATCAAGAGCAACTCACCTAGCAAGAACATATCTTGCAGGGAAACCTTACACTCGAGCTGAGCTCAAGCGTAATGACGACTGCTATTTCAAGCAGTATATTGTTCCAAGAGTGGTTGCAATGGTTACAAAGTACGGTAAAGGAGTCCAACGACAGGCCGATAAAAAGGTCATAATCGAATGGGCCACGTTGCCGGACTGATTGCTCTCATAGTATAATGGCATTACACATCCTTGGTAAGGATGAAACACAAGTTCAATTCTTGTTGGGAGCACCACACTGTTGACAATTGTTTTGTACTGCATTATAATTGTCGTATTGAATTTAGAGTAGATTCAGCAAACCAAACTAATCTAGGAGTAACGTCCTGATTGACTCGTCACCGTAAGGTGAATATTGTTTGTAGAACACAAACTATAGCCTAGCTGAATGCAAGGATCGGGCACCAACGATTGGTGATAGGGTCGTGAGGCTAGAGCAAGTGCTCAAAGTAGGCGACCAGAACAATAAATTACTGCCTCGCCTACTCTGTTGATCTGAATATAGATTGGGTGCAGCAGCACAAACTAATCACCATAAAGATAGCCCGAATCTGGCTGGGAGCGTGATATGCCCGATGATACCAATCTGTTGAATTTAGGTTAAATTCCGCAAACAAAATTACATTAGACTTCTAATCTAAACCGTAAAAATTAACCTGTTGATAAAAAAGGAGTTCATTATGTCAACATTTGTCGAAGCCGTTAAGAACCAATCTGCACGCACTGAAAACGGCATGCGTGCGCGCAAGTCTACAGCCAATGCGTGTGTGGATTTGTTTTTCAAAATCGGAGCATCTCGTGGTAAGGATATTACTGCGGACTTCGTAGCAGCTTACGTTGAGGATAAGGACGTGGCGTTGCGTATTGCCCAATGGGTGCGTGACGTTCGTGGTGGATCCGGTGAACGTGAGTTGTATCGCCAAATCTTGAAGTACTTGGAAAAGCACGACAAGCAAGCGGCATCGCAGCTGTTGGCTAAGACTCCAGAGCTCGGTCGTTGGGACGACATCTTTGTCTTTACGGACAAGGAGTTGAAGACTCAAGCATTCACTATGTTGGGAGACGCTCTTCGTGAGAAGAACGGCCTGGCAGCAAAGTGGACGCCACGTCAAGGACCATTGGCAGTTGAAATCCGTAACTTCTATGGAATGTCACCTAAGTTTTACCGTAAGTCTCTTGTTGAACTGACTAACGTCGTTGAACAAAAGATGTGCGCAAAGGACTGGGATAGCATTAACTTCAGCCACGTACCTTCGTTGGCAGCTTCTCGTTACAAGAAAGCATTTACTCGTAATACGTCAAAGTTTGCTGAGTATGTTGCTAAGCTCGTAAAGGGAGATGACCCAACTGTTAAGGTTAACGCTGCTGCAGTGTACCCATACGATGTGTTGAAGGGTGTAATGTCTA